TTTAAATCTCCAAATGCTAGTGCGCCTAGCCACGTTTTATAGATACTATAAAATCTTCCAGCGTTTGGCATTAATCTTGCGGTCATCTGCCATGCCAACTATATGTGCCATTACTTCACGGATAGCAGTTAGTTTTGTGTAAGCATCTTGTCGCTCATCGTAATCGTAAAGCGGTGAATTAGCCCACCGTAGCATTTGTAAATCTTCCATCTCTTTAAATACATCCAAGAAGTTTTGATCTTGGAGCATATTGTTTGCCCACTCGGATTTGGTCACATAAACCTTCCAGCACCGCTAGATGCTGATTGTGCTGCGCCTTGTCCACCAAGTAAACCGACACTAGCTTGTGAGTCACCTTGCATACCTTGTGCTACCTGATATAACTCTGGGAATAATGCAGCAATATCAATATAATTGTGTTGCATAGTTGGCTTGCTTGCTGGGCTAACATAGTTAGGCAAATAGGTACGCTCACTATTAGCTTTTTTACTAAGTGCTTGACCAAATATACCCATGCCCATGCCTATTGGATTTTGTCTAACTTCTTCTACAGGTGCTGGCTGATTAATATAGTATTGTCCAGTTTCAGAGTCATAAAATACATTGCCTTCATTATTTTGTACTCCACCTTGACTGCCTTGTGCTGACATTCCCATAATTTAGTCCTCTACACCATATATAGTAGTTGAATTAAAATTGTCTACCATATCTTGTGGTTCAGCCTTTATACCACTTTTTACCATTTCATTCAAGCTAGTAATGGCTGACATAATAGCGTTAAGCTGTTCTGTCTGTAGTTTGCCATCAGTTGCCTGTGTCTTAATCTCAAGCTCCATCTGTTTCAATTGAAGCTCGGCTTCCTTGATACGGTAGTCATTTTCCATCTGCATTTGTTTCTGTTGCATCTCTAGTTCTTTACGAGCGTTATCTACTTGCATTTGCTCACGGTCTAGTTGTAGCTTGGCTTGGTTAGTCTGTGCAGTAAGTTGTGCCTTGTCTGCTTCTACTTTGGCATATAACTGTGCTGCCTCTGAAGTTGGGTCAGCAGGTGGCTGTGATGCCTGTTGCATTATTTGCTGTTCAACCTCTGGTGTAATGTCATTAATGAATGATGTGGTGTCTTTAAAGCCAGCCATCTCAATCATGCGACCAAGAGTGCTGCGGTATTGCGTTACAGTCACCAATGGATTGTTAGCACCGTACTTACCGATGATTTCTTCCTGTTTAGCCATAATCATTTGCAACATAGCAATCTGCTCTTGGCGGTTACCGTTGCCCAAGCCTACGTTGATGCTTACATCGTATAGGTCAGACCATTCACGTGGGTCATAAGATACCCATTTGCCACGCATACGGATTGTCTTAGCTTGGTTTTGGTATTTGCATAGTAGGTGCAAGATGCCACGGAATAATGATTTAACACCTGTTTCAGCAAAGATACGAGCCATTAGCTCTAGCTTACCTGCTGACTGTTGCATCATGGCTGCCACGGCTGTTGCTGTAGTGTTCTGAAGCACGTTAGCATCAAGACCTTGCTGTAGGTCACTAACACCTGTACGTTTAGCCTGTACACCGTCTAGGTATTCCATCATCGGGAATGATTGACCGGCTGTGTTTGCTACCGTTAGTTGGTTTACTGCTTGAGGATTCTTAACACGGATAACACCACCGGCAGTAGATGTTAGTAAGTCATCTAAGTTTACTTGACCCTCTACGGCAGTTACTCGTGCGTTATTAGTTAGGTACAAGTTGTCTAGCATTTGACGCAAGATAGTAGACTTGGTTAGTTGCAAGTCCATTGTCCTGTCGGCTAGTGATTGACCAAAGAACTTGTGTGGAATAGGAATTGGGCATACAGAGTGGAATGGCACGTAGTCGCATTCTTCATTAGACAGTATTGTTTCACCGCCTAGGATAACCCTGCGTAGCTCTAGTAAGCCATTGTCGTTAGTATCTACCTTGATGTAGCACTCAAATATCTCTACCTCTTCCATTGATAGATCGCTGGACTGTGTGTAGTCTGGCAATTCATCACGACCAAAGCGAGCTAGGCGCTCTGGTGCGTATTCTAAACGGTCGTTAGCTGGGATTGTGTCTACGATAGACTTCTCGTAACCCATAGCAATCAAGTCACCACGGGCAATCATTCTACGGTGGGCTGTGAATGGTGAGTCTTCAATAGTCTTAGCACGTTTGCTGATTAAGAACTCCTCTGGTGGGACATTCTCAATGGCGATACGACTCTCATCTTTTATCTTTTGGATCGTAATGTTATGCGTATTGTAAGAGAAGCCGTCAGAACCAATGACTACATCTGTAGTCTGTTTGACAATTTCCCACTCGCCTGTCTGCATAATCATGGCTAGCTCATCGTCAGTCAGCCCTTTGTATTTCTCTTTGATAGTGTCTTTCTTTTCTTCCCAATAGGCTTTAACTACACCGACCTTTTGCAGCAATGCATCCTTGAACCAGTTGTGTAAGATTAAGAAGCCATCGTTGTCTTTATAGAATACCCAGTTAGCCATGTCACTAGCTTGGTCAGCCAACGGTTCTTCACCGTCTTTAGTAGGCTCAAAGCGGACTGCATCCTCGCATGACGTGAATACACGGATCAGTTGAGGTAATGCACCGTCTACGGCTTCAGCTACCTCACCGGTAACTACTTGGCTGCGACCTTCTACCTCAGTACCGTATTTGTCACGGAAGTAGTAGCTCATCGCATCGGCACGAGCTTGAACCGTATCTGACTCTAAGTAGCCAATAGCGTTATTGATTTCATCAGCAACAAGTGCCTTTAATTCTTCTTGGTTCATCATACGACCCATGCCTTATTTTGTTGTAATGGTTGTGACCACGTTGTGTCTGCTTCTACTAACCCTATTGCTAAATACCTAAACGAATCTGCAAAGTGTGATGACCAGTCGTGAACTGGCTTATCGTAAAACACATTCTGCTTCTCGTTAAACTCACGTCTATAGTTACGCAATGCTACTAGACCGTTCTTTGTACCTTCTATGTCAAACCAGCATCTAGGCAGCATACGTCTAACTGCTTGAATGCCATCTGCTATAGATAGACTTGGTGCTACTGTTACATCTAGTCCAGCTTCCATTAAGACTTCTAAACGACTGCGACCTGTGGTCATCTCTCTGACTCTTACATCGTGCGGAAGAATCTGCTGACCCTTATCGTAACCGTTGTCACGTAACCAGCTTACATAATAATCTAGTCCGACTCCGTGGTTCTCAGTACAGTCTACTAGCTGTATCTCTTTGCCGACTATCTGAGCTACCCAAATACAGGTTGAATCACTTACACCTAAGTCCCAGCTACATACAAGTTTAGCTAGACCGTCTTTAGGAACTTTGGTTACTCTGTTCTCGTTATCTGCATCCATTAGTAACTTACCGTAGTAAGCACCCTCTACTGGTGCATCAAAGCTACACTCAAACTCTTGGCGGTATTTATCATCGCCCATCTCATTACGTGCGCTTGCTAACTCTGACGGGTCTATAATACCTGTTTCACTAGCCCTAAACTCTAAGAACTTCCAACCCTCGGTTACCTGCGCTCTTTGCTTAAACTCAAGGAAATGGTTTGCCCCTTTCGGAGTCCCGATAAATAGACAGAACCCTTTGCGGTCTGCTAGTGCCGGTCTTACTATACTGTTCCAGATTTTTGGGTCTTGGTCACCTATTTCGTCTAGGACTACACCATCAAAGTATTGTCCCCGTAAACTGTCCCCATTCTCACTACCGTATAGGCTTATCCTTCTGCCCAGAAAGTCCACTCTTAGCTCTGCGATGTTTGCAGTACCACCAAGTGAGCGAGTATATTCTACTAGGTAATCCCATGCGACCCTTTTAGCCTGTGAATAAGTCGGTGCTATATAAGCGTACCGTGGGTTCTTTTGTTTGTTCTGTAATGCAGAATGGATAAGCTGCAAAATTGCAGACACCGTTTTTCCCATTCGCCTATGAGCGCAAGCTACTACAAAACGATTCTCTTTTACTGCTTTATGTATCTCTTTCTGTGGTAACCGAGGCTTGTAGCCTAGATCAATTGGGTTAGTAGTTGTCATCTATACCCGTTACCACTTGTATCAACAATGGTGCATCAGCATCACCACTTATTTTGTTCTCTTGTACTACCTTGCCATCTATTCTGTCAAAGACTTCTTTGATAGCAGATACGTCACCATCCTCTGCTTTAGCCACTAGAGCCTCACTAATAGTCCTTGCTCTTAGCCCTTCATTCTGAATTAATATACGTTTCAGAGTTTCATTCATTAATCTATTGATTTTACTTGAATGATTGTTACCTTGATTAGCCTCTGCTGCCTTCTCTCTGGCTGCTGCTAATTGTGCTGCTTTTTCTTCTGTCATTTTGTTGTGACTCCTAGTAGGTTGGTCACCCTGTTGTTAAAATTAGTATTGCGGTCTTACTGTTGCTTTCTGTTTACCGTACTTGGCTGACATCTGGCGAATCTTGTCTTCGTTCATTACTGAGTTTACTTTCTTATCCGCTATAGCTTGCTTAATGCCGGCTAGGTTTTCTTCGTAATCTCTTACTGCATCTACTTGGCGGTCTTTGTTTCCTAGCATTCCGTCATATAGATAACTTCTAAGTTGATATGCTTTCGCTCTATTTTCAGCTTCATCATACGATACATTAGGTGAAGTTGCATACTGATAACCACCACCGTAATTAATTGCCACATCTAATGGTGTCCTATCATATCGTTTAAAACCAACTTCTGGATTTTTACTTACTAGTGATTGACTTAATTCGTCTGGATAACCATCATGCGC